GCCCCTGAGATGATGTTGTTTCCATATAGTAAAGAGCCAGCTACGGGTTCACGTATACCATCAATATCAACTGGAGGAGCAGCTATGAAAGCTATTATAAATGCTGTTGCAGCGGTTAGTAGTGCAGGGATCATAAGCACTCCGAACCATCCCACGTAGAGACGGTTGTTTGTGCTTGTTGTCCAGTCACAAAAACGCTGCCAGTTGTTGGTCGTTAATGTGGCTGTAGTCATTTATGTAGTAAGGTTTAAAAAATTCCTGGGATAATTTGTCCTGTTGTGGCATAGGCACCCAGAGCTGCCCATATTCCTATCATAGCCCAGCGGCCATTTTGGATTTCTGCGTTTTCGTTGTTCATAGTTAATACTTCGATTGGTGGTTCAGTGGCAAACATATTCTGCTTACCATATTCAGTTGTAATCATCTATAAATAAGTAAGTGAACAGCGGCGAGGATGATAGGTCAGGTCGCCACGAGTTCTCTACTTCTTAGTTCCTTTTTTAGTGGTAGACTTTACTGGTCTACCTTTTTTGGTACCGTAAGTACCGGGTCCATAAGGTGCCATAATTAAAATTTAACGTTATTAGATCGTTCTAATTTATCTACTATATCTTGTCTATAAGCAGGGTCTCTTTCATAACGAGGATCACTCATTGCTTGGACAACTTCAGCTTGACTTCTAAATACATCACCCGAAGTCTTAGGTGGTTTTCCTGATAGCATTCTTCCTTCATATCCATTTGCATTATCATACTGAGCTTGTAATCCACTAACTGCTAACTTAATAGCACCAAGATTACCTGAACTTAATAGAGTATCAAAAGCATCTACATCAGTAGAAGGTAGATTTTTACCTGCCCAGGCTACTAATGTATCATAACTATCTTTACCACCGACAACATTTTGCACCTCATTAATCTGTCTCTGAGTCAAGTCTTCAGAGCCAGGTGCATCTGCTGGGTTGGCTTTTTGAGCTTCCAGGTAAGCACCCAATAGATCTTTACTATCCATTGCGCTTAACTTACCTATAGTTTCTTCAGATAATTGCTGATTATTATCCCAATATTCAGCAGCTGCTTCATTGACTAAGGTAAACGCCGGAGAATCTTCTTTAGTTTCTTCTGTTTCTTCTGTCGTTTCTTTAGATGCTTCAGTATCTTCGGATTCGCTAGTTGATTCGCTATCTTCAGAGCCTTGCTCTCCAAGTTTTTTAGAGAGTTCAACATAAGCTTTTTCTAAATCTTCCGCATTCTTATATTTACCAGCAAGTAATTGTTCTTGCTGCGCTTCCAACTCTTCACCAACTTTCAGAGCTTCCTGTTCTGATTCGTTCAGGTTATCTTCTGTGGTGATGGTGTCAGTCGCAGCATCATATGTCATTGTTTCTGCCATAGTTATTCTTCAGGTGGTGGTCCCATATCAGGGTTTTTACTAGGGTCTGCCATAGGTGCACTTGCTAATTGACCTGCTTGCTCGACTAATGCTTGTTGTTGAGCTGCTTGTTGTTGTGCTTGCATCTCTTCCTGCATCTGTTGTTCAGTCTTAACAAGGTTCAATACATCTATACCTTGTGCAGCTGCCAATCTCTTGATAGCTTCTGAAGGATCAATGTATTTCATCAATGCTTCCGGACCTAGTGTTTGTGCAATAGTACCTATGAATTGAGTTAGACTTTCTCTATCTTGTCCTCTTCCTAAAGCATTAACACCAGCAACTATCTGTGGTCTTACTAAATCTTTAGGTAGATTTGGAATCTCTTTACTACGTTGTAGTATTAAGAGTGTTCTATTTAAGTATGGTATTAAGAACTCAATAGTTAACAGTGAGAATATCCCACCTAATTGTTGTTCTAATTCTAATTGAGTAAGTCTTACTTCCTCTGCAGTTGTACGTTCTGATTGTCTAATGTTCAATTGCATGAACGCTTCTGCTATTCTTCGCTCTAATTGTTGAGCCATGTTAGCAGCTGTACCGAAGTCAGCTGTCTTACCAACCTGTATAACAGCAACGTCTTCGGGTCTACCCTGAACGATTGCACCGTTACCAGCGTCAGCTATTGTTTTAGGTTTGGTTGTACTGGAAGGTGAGACCAAGAATACTACTTTAGCAGCAGCAGCTGAGCCTTCAACTAGAGCTTGTGATAGTCCTTCAAGTGACCTAAGATCACCAACAAATTCTTCTACTCTTCCTCTCCCATAATCCTCACCATCTACTGTATTGAATCGGAGAACTAGCCATGGACTTGCATTCTTTGGTGCTGTACTACGGCTACCAGCTAAGATACGATCATCAGCTTCTTGGTGCCAGACCCAGCGGCCACTCTTGCTATCCAATTTGACACGGGTGTATACCTCAACATCTTCTCCATCTGAGCCTGTTAAACCACCCGCCACTTCGTTCGGTATAGGTTCAGGCAGCTCTACGCCTAATAATTTTCTATTGATTAATTCTTTAGTAACAATTTCTAAGACGTTACCATTACCATCTCTACTTACAACGTAACGATTTAATGGGAAATGTTTTAAACCATCTTTACCCATAAAGATTAAAGCGTTACCACCTACAATAAGATGTTTCAATGCTTGATGAACTACTACCCTATCACTAGAAGCTGCGATGTAATCCATAATCATTCTCTCAATCTTAGAGAACGATAGATCTAATTCACTTCTAATTTCTTTAGGTATCTCTTCACCTAGTTTATCATCTCTTACTTGTAGCTTGAAGAATGTAGTTTGAGGTGGCAGTAACGCTAGCATTAATTTAGCTGCTAACGTTACTACTGCCTTTGCACCTACACTCTGCCAAGGTGTTATTAAATTACGATGATTGATTTTTAAATTTAAATCATCTTGTATTAGGTAAGGTAACGTGAGCTTAGAACATTCAACTGCGGTGTCCAAAAATTGAGAACGTTCCGAAGTTAATTTGTTATAACACTCACGAGCATTCATGCGTTAACTCCTCCACCAGTGTCACCACCAGTATTTACATTTGCATCAAGAGGTATTCTTAATTCAGCTGTACCTCTAGACATTTCATTTCTAACTTTCTTCTGTTTAGCTTCCCGTACTTGTGGATTAACTTCTGTTTCAACAGCTTGTTGTTCAGGTAACGGAGCTACAGGTGGTGCAGGTGGTGGTGGTGGCGGTGCCAAAGGTGGTGGTGGTGGTGGCGCAGGCGGTCTTCTTCCCCAACACATTAGATTTCTTCCTCCATAATAGAATTAATATATTCAATGACGCTGGCTTGACCAGCTCTATACATGACAGTGTTAATGTCTTCTTTAGGATGGATAGGTTTCCATCCAAAATTCTCCTCAAGTCTTATGAGTAGCTTGTCTAACCTTTCGTTGTGAAGTTTAAGAGTATTGAGGGAGATTTGTGTTTGCATGTTCAAAAAAGGCAGGCATTCTAGCTCGCTGTGTCTCAGCAAATTCAGGTGCTTTACCTTCATACATTAGCCGATCACTAGCATCGAGCCAGAATTTTTTGTCCAAATATTTGTCGTAGGTATTTCTACCTAGAGGTTGGAAGATCCAATTAATTGTGGCCTTCCTAAGTTTATCCAGAGATTGACTAGGAGTAAAGCCCATATCAGAACATACGAGACTATTAGTGGCCACGTGTATTTGTTCGTCTCTGGAAATATCAGCTGATACCGTTCTGAGACCAGCATCGCCACAAAACCTAAAGAAAGGCAGAAGTACAAAGAATATAGCACGTTCGGCAACTAAAGCTTTTAGTAGTGTGTGGTCTGGGTGTTCTTCCCATGCGGTCCTGAGTCGAAAGGCTTCGAGCTCAGACGTAGGGTCAGTCCCAATTGAATTAGCAATATACCCAAGAGCAAGGTCATGGTTTTCTTCGTCTTTAACGTTGGATTCTAACAGTATTCTAGCAGATTCGGGAACGCCTTTATCAAGGCTTTCTGAAACCCATCCGCCAACTGGTAACTCCATGTGGCGTATTGCAAGAGCACGGTAGATGGTCTCTTCAGCACCCTCTTTGAGTTTACCAGCTGTAGTTTGGACGGGAGTCCACTTTCGCTTTCTCCCAAGTAATTTTTCATATGGATCTTTTTTCATTATTCTTGACAATCGCAGGTTATTTCTTCTCCATCTGGTTTAGCAGATAGAATACCCTGCAAGTAATCATCG